CAATATGAATTTTATTTGTTACTTTTGAAAATCTTACTGCCTTTTCTGGTTGAAAAAAGTCCTCGATTAAATTAATATATCTTTTGGTGGAATCATAAGAAGCAAGTCCTTGTGATACTGCTCCATTCAATCCTCTGTTAATACCAAAATAATCAGATAATGCTAGTTGATATCTAATATCAAACATGTTAATGTTTGAAAATTGACCGAATTGAAAAACCTTAACGACAGATAAAATATCAGAGCCTGAAGGTCCGTCTCCTGTAGGACCGTTGACTGGACCAATATCAGTTGTGTTAATATATGTTTGTTGCTTATCTTCTTCGGTTATTTTGTGGGCAAAAAATACTCTTTCCACTCCATCGAAGTGTCTTTCCCGAAAGAAATCTAAAGCATCGTCTACTCTATCCTCTGCCTGTGTCCAATCAACATTAATTTCTATAACAGGAGCACCCAATCTCTTAAATGCGTACTCTATTAGACTTTCTCTTGAATTTGGAGTTGCCATAGATATCCTCCTATGGTATGTAGGTTCTCCATAAATTCATTAATTTTTCTTATCTAATTTTTCTTTTCTATCTTCTAGAGCTTTTTTTGTCTCTTCTGGTATTTCTGGATTTGTTACAGTTACGGTAGATTCAATCTCATCTTCATCCATATTTTCTATAAAATATCTTCTTGTTATTGGTTGAATTGATTCTTCTGGATTGCTTACCTCATAATTACTAAATCCTGGCATATTTAGAGGACAGCTTAAATTTGGATAATCTAATTTGCTATACTCCTCGTCATTTGCCATTAACCAAGTTCCTCGTCTATCTCCGCAGCCACAGCCACCGCAATAATATCTACCTTCAGTTTTACTTTGCTTTAAATGTTCACATGGAGGTAACGGTCCCCCAGTATGTTGATTTCCATAACAACTCAAAACTCTAAGTTTTTTAGTAAACGGTTCTGTTTTTTTATTGCTAAATCCACGAGAGGCTAATGATTGGGCGAAACTTTTCGCCATTCCAAACCCTTTTTTAATATCCATAAATCACTCCAAATTGTTTTATGCAGTATAATCAGAATCTGCTACATAGTGAACAAAAATATCATCAAAAATTACTGCTCCTGAATTTATATCAAATATTATTCCTTTTGCGTTGCTTGTAGTTAGCAAAGTAGACTGACCTGCAGAATGTAATCGAATATTACCATTCCATCCAGAAGTTCCACTAGTAAGTCTCATGTCCAATCCAGCAGTTTTATTGTATCCGTCAGTAGCAACTCCACTAGAAGGAGAATATATTGCAAGAGTAGGAGAGGTTCTCATTTCAACAGGAAAGTCATAGTAATATTCATTGTTTGGTGTAACTGAGAATCTAACCGAGGTAAAATCAGGTGCTCCTGTTAATCCAGCAAGCATCGTACCATCGCCTGCAGACTTATCTAAGTCGTATGTACGTTGATAAAATCTTGAGCATTTGCGCCGCTCTTCTTGGATATCTGTTTTTTCTCTGAAAGGGGATGATTCTAATGTCTCCCCCTGAGTAGCAAAAACCCTGAAATTTGCTAGGCTCAATGTAATTCCACTTGGAACATCATTAATTTTAACCCCAATTCCAACATAACCATCAGAAGTAAACGATGCAGTTGAACCACTTGGTGTGTGATCCACAAAGAATGAAGACCAGTTAGTTGCTTGTACATAAACTTCATCTGAAAACTCTTCTATAGTATAAGTACTACCATCTGGATTTCTTCTCATATAGATCTGTAGAGTGGCTCCAGTGGCTCCTGAGAGCTTCATATAACCATCTACATAAATTTGCTCACCTAAAAATCTATCGCCACCCTCTATACGATTTTCTAATCCAACAAAGTCAGATGTAGTTATTCCACTATGAACAGTATTTACCGATGCATAATAAAGAGGGGATCCCATGACATCAGTTTGACCCACAGAAAAAGATTCTCTCACCGCAGTTGAAGATGTTATTTTTGCAGCAGTAGCGGTAAATCTCCATCTTGTCCATCTATCTGCAAAATGTGCATTTGGTTTACCTAGACTGAAGTTAGTTCCTCTTTGCCATATATCAAAATTACCATTAATCAATTGGTTATTTGATATAAAGATAGGATCTGGGGTAGTTCCTGCAGGTCCAGTTGGACCGACTGGTCCAATAGTTGGATATAGAGTAACGGCACCAGTTTGACCATTCACAGAAGTAACAAGAGAAGTTGCTGATGTTCCGTCTGAAATATCTATGGATCCAGTTACAACAAGATTACCTGAAACTGTAACACCTGGAATGGTTTCACTTAAACTTATAATTGCATCACCGGCATCAAATGAATTTCCAGTAGTTCCAATTACTACATCAATGCCATTTCCAGCAGAAACACCATAAATGGACATTAAATTTAATTTTTCTATGATTTCAGTATTTTCTTTATCAACCCAATCATAGAATGTTGTGTTTGAATCTAGATCTGAAATTTGGTAGTAATTGTCTTCTACGCCCATTTATATTTCCTTAGAATTTTTCTATTACTTGAGCAACAAATGTTTTTGTACTATCTGTACCTAAAGTAAAATTGGCATTACTTATATGTAGTACGTTTCCACTAAAAGGCTTAGTGGTAGGTTTAGTCACAGAATTAATTAAAAATACATTATCACTTTTAGCTGTTTTTATTGTATCCCCTACTTCATAGGAGTTTTTATCAGAGACTTCTATTTCTGCTATTAGTGAACCTCCACCTGAAAATCTCTGAGAAGCAACTTTGCCTTTTTGATATTTAGATTTATTTTGAAGAGTTATAGCGGTTTTAATTTCAAACTCACTTGAAGTCGGAGTGGACCCTAGTAAATATGCTCCTGTTGTAATTTTAACATTATTGGATATAATTTTTGTCGGAGATGATTCAGTAAAAATCTTTACATTGGATTCATCTGTTATATCTTCAACTATACCAAAAGAATTGAAAGAGGTTTGTTCTATTACAGAAGATATATCAGATGAATTAGCAACTAATGTTATTAGGGCATATTTAGCTTGTAATAAATTCCTCATGTCAAATTGTTCATTGGAAGAAAACCCTATACTTATTGCATTATAAATTCTACTAATGTTAGCTGAAGTTTCTCTTCCTAAAGTTGCAGTTAAACTTGATAATAAATCAAAATCTCTATATCCAGTTGTTCCTATGTTTGTTACTTCTATGCCAATAATTTTGTATTTTTTATTTGAAATTGTAACATCAGGAGAAGATATTACTTGCGTTAGCAACTTTATTTTTGCTCCAGATCCTGTATCACTTAGAATTGGTATTTCTGGATTTTTATATGAAATACTAACATCTGATATTGAATTTATATCTATTTTCTTATAAAGAAGTTTTCCTTTATATTGAGATAGATCCAAATCAGGAACTGACATCCATAAATTATTTGTTGTTGTTATTCTACTCGTTGCAGGTAAAGTATAAAGATACAAATATTCGTAACCATCTGAATATTTTTGTATTCCCGAAGTATGTGTAGGTGTAGTTGTTGCTATAATTTTTTCGTTTTCTTGTGTCGTATTAAATGTACTATTACCAATCACAAGATATACATTATTATTTACAGTAATGTAAAAATTATTTAACGTATCTGTATATGAATTCCAGGTTTGATATGCAGTAGAGCCAAAAGAAATTTTCTTAGTGACTAAATCGACTTCTGATTTTTCTATTTTTTTGAAAAATGAAGCCTCTTCATATACTTTATTTCTTCTAGATTCGCTATCTGATGGAATGGTGGAACTATCTATAGAACCAAGATAAAATGACAATATTCTAGCACCGGATTTTACGGTGTTTACAAATTCAGAAGCATTCTTTACTGAAAGATTTATTGAACCTGTTGATACTGATGGCATATCTTATCCTATGTTAGCAGCTTGGAATATCAATATTTGGATTGTCTTCGTATGGTAAAAATAAGAATTCTGATATATTTATATTACCAAAGGCAGTTGCTCCTTTAAATGCCCAATTTGGATGTTCATATGTAGGCATGTTTGCTGTATTTGCCGTAATTCCTCTAGGAGGCGGAGAAGCAGAACTACAACCAGTTGTGTAATCTAAACTTCCAGTATCTCCCATATTATAAACAATATAGTTTCCTATTTTTGGAACTTCATATGCAGATGTAGTTATTCCTAATTCCGATTCGTTATATCTGAATAGATCAGAATCATCATTATTAAATGAATATTCTTGCAAACTTGAGGAAAATATCATTCCATATGGGTGTAAAAATTCTTGATATATGGCATCCAGCATTGAAATGTCTATCGTTTCCCCCGGAGCCACAAAATAAATTATTTCTAAATTTCCTGGTTCTACTTGATTTATTCCAACACTAATGATTTCATCAAACAAGGTAGAGAATAGAATATTCGATGCTTGATATGTACCTTTTCTTTGATACAAATCTACTTTAATATTTGTTAATAAATCAATTACATTTTGTACGTTTGGTGTATAATTATATAAACTAAAAATGTTTTTAATTCCTGGCATAGAACTGTTAAGTCCTGTTAAATATACATTTTCATCATAATTATATGGATCTATGTAATCAAAAATTTTGTTAGCGTATATTCCAGATAATTCAAAGCAATAATACCAATCATAGTAGTGCTGTAAAAACTTCACTAATAAAGTTTTATTTTCTAGATCCTCATTCACCAACCACTGAGGTAAATAATTTTTTACATCAAATATACGTTCACATGCACCCTCTAAAATGAGTTCATTTGATTCGTTCCCTTGTGTTGATATAACAACTTTTGCATCATCAAATGCATCAGAGTAATTACCAGATCTATCAAATATTGTTGCGTAGTAATGAAGCATTTTTATCCTTCTGGTGCAGTTCCATAAACATAAGAAATACCAGCAATTCCTCTACTAGTTAAAAAATCTATTACTGTAGATGATGGTACTGAAAGATTTTGAATCGTAACATAAACTTTACCTAATTCTGATGAGCTTGTTGTTAAAGTTATATCAGTTTCAAGTAATGCATATTCTGCTTCTATCAGTGCTGATTTAATATCGGCTTCTGTAACTATTCTATTCTGGGCAGAAAAACTTCTTGGTATAAAAAATCTAAGGGAATCAGTGGATAGAGTTTCTCTGCCACCTGCACTCGTGCTATTTACAACTAAAGTAGATCCAGTATTTAATGTAGATGTATATGATATTTGATTTATTCCATTTCCCGATTCGCCACTTGGAATTAAATATGAAATTTTAACTTTTGTGTTCTCGTTAAATGAGCTGCCAACTGTTTCCCCTGTATCTGGATTTATCATTCCAGACACAAATCTAATATCATATCCAGAACCGTTTGATTCCAAATAATAGATTTTATCATCAGAGTAAATATTTGACTCTACTATATTACCCCTCCTATATGGTTGATAAACACCCGTATTATCAATATCAACTTCAACTGTTAGTGTTCTAAAATCAAAATTTTGAGTTGGGATAAAACAAGATTGACGACTCAGATTTACTGTGAAATCTTGTCCAATAACAGCACTTTGGGCTTCATATAAATTAAAAGTTGCAACATAATTAGTACCATCATTATCAAAATTAACTTCATTTATATTATAAAAATTTCTAACAATACCGTTTGTCAATCTACCTTCAAATTTGGAATATGGTCCAATTGTTATTGGAGTATTTGGATTACCTGAAATTGGTTCTGTGATTGTTATATTAGTAGTAGCAGAATATCTATTCTGAATAGAAAACCCATGAAGTTTTGCATGTGATCTCAATGATTCTAATTTTTGGGCAGAATCCAAAAACATTTCATTTACTAATATATTCTGAAAAACTATTTGGTAATAGGTGTTATATGCCATTAGGTCTAGAATTGTAGAAATTGCAGAACCTTCATAATCAAAATCGGTAAAATATTCTTTTGTTGAGATATAATCAATCAATGATTGTTTGATATCATTAAATTCTAAATTAGAAAGATTTATAGGAGGTATTGCCATTTATCAATCCTTAGCTTGTGGTTACGGTTGTAGTTTCAGTTACAGTCTCACCAGACTCAATCGAATATTCATATTCAATTATTATTTCTGCTCTGGTTCCACTAGTATTTAAGGAAACTTTATTTAATTTTACTCTTGGTTCATTTGTTCTTATAGCAGTATCAATATCACTCAAAACAGTCATACTGGTATCACCACCATATTCGAATAAAATATTTTGAGTGGACGCCCCAAACAAATAATTAAAGGATTTTTCTCCCTTTAAAGTTAAAATGATATTTTTAATAGATTGTTTTATTGAAGTAGAATCTTGTACTATATTTAAATCCCCTGTAAAGGGATTTCGACTAAAACTAAAATCTATATCTTTATACTTTGCCATAAAACTATTTATTATCCTTTTGGTTCTTCAAGTGCTGGAATACCATCTCTAATTAAAATTAAATCCATTTTATGGTTAGAATTACCTGATATAACATGTTTTATAGTTGAAACCATCCAATATCCTGTGTATTTCATATATTGGGCAGTTACGTTTGCATATATTCCATATTTTCTTACAATTTTATCCAATTGCTGTTCAAACGGTGTTGGCTGCAATAAATCTAATTTGACTAAATCGCCTGGTCTTATTGATATGTCTCCCTTTATACTAATTGCAATTTGTTGAGAAACTAATGCGGCTTTATGTGCCAGTGATATAAGAGGAACATATCCAGGGGTATCCCAGAAACTAGATACTGTTTTATTAAATCTTAAATAATAACTATATTTTTCACCTATACAAGGACAATTACAGCTGAATGGAGAATTTGGATCTTCTAGATCACATCCCAACCAATCATCACCTAATTTTTCTGATATAAGTGAGCATTCTGAACTATTTTGTAATAATGAATCTAAATATGAATCTTTAGGTTCATCGTATGTTATTCCGCCACTTCCTCCACTGGGTCCAGAACTATCTTCTATTGCATTTCTAAGTGCTTCTTCTGCTTCATTTTTGGAACCAAAAATAGAAACT